TGTTTGGATGCAGTAGCGCGAATTAGTTCGATGTTGGTCGTTTGCAGAATCAATTCGCGAGGTTTTGGAACGATGGTTGGATCTTTTACGATCCACAGTTCCGTCTTATGTTGAAAGAGGTAGAACCTCATTTACAATGCCTTTATCAATCAATGTCAGATCATGCTCACGATCAATGTATTTAAACTCAACATGATTTGGGTCAAATTCCTGTAACGCCTGGAAGACATCCTTCGTATTCAGGGTTGAACACGTATAGACATCAAGTTGCATCAATGCAGGTTCGACTTCATCCCATACATGCATAGCAATGTGACTCGTTTCAATAATGGTAACTGCAGTCAACCCACGATTACCTTCCATATCCGAGTAGATCGCATATGGTCCCATCAGTATTTTCATACCAATTTTGGAAACCAGTGTTTTCATCCAATCCTGAATTGCTTCTGCGCACTTCGGCGGATTGTTTAATTGCGCTCTGATAATCAGATGCTTGTGTTCAAGAATTTTCCCCATAGTTGTCCCTTCCTAGGAGGTGTCGGAAAGATTTATTTATATGGGTTCCACCATATGCTGTTTATAAATTCTTCACCGAAACGCGAAACTGCGAAGTCATAGTTTTCACGCATAAATGGATACTTTTCATATAACTCATGTTTTTCATCATCACTAAATTCTGGATGTTTACCAAAACTCCAAACTTTACGAGAAAAATTCATTTCATCAGAGGATGTCCATATACGATCAATAATTTCTTTACCAAATCGAGAAACTGCATAATCATAATCTTCCTGCTTAAACGGATACAGTGTAAACAATTCTGTAATTTGACTCTCGTTTAAAACTGGGAAATCTTTTATCTTTACAGCATCCTTAGAAGAACTCGGCGGAATATAGTCTGGTAATTCTAAATATAAAAATAGGTTGGATATAGATTCATTCGTGAACATTGTTTCATAGAAATTTAAATGTAATTTCCCAAATACTTCAGTAACATTTTCTATTGTTTCTCTCCACGAAAGCAGACTCTCCTCAAATCCAGGTTTTCCTGAATTCAATATTTCTGTTACTGATTCTGGAATGACACCTGGAGTATTGTTTACCAATTGATTTATATACCAAGATTTAATTTCACCCATAGAATTGGTTTCTAAGAATTTTTTTGTTGACATCCTCATCATTGTATATGATATGACTTGTGAGATTGGATCCCTTAATGTCATGGTGGGTAGAACGTTTAAACCAACATTATCCGCATTCTGTTTAAACCAGCGGAGTTGTTCTTTTGTAGCGTTTTCATTTGATGGTGTAAGATCACCAGTTAACCGAATACCATCAACATTTACTAATTGTGCCATGTTCTCGAAGTATTTTGTTTTATCAAAACCTTCTGGTCCTGGAACTGGATTGAAATCTTGGAAGATGAAAATCTCTTTTTGTGGGAAATTACAATCAGTTCTTCTGCTTAATTCCCCATGCAACCACGTGCTGCCTGCTCTCGCGTTTCCGAAATACAGTAGAAAGTTTTTCATATGTGAATCTTAGTTCACCAAAGACTTTTTTGATCGTGACAACTTCTTAACCTCAGGTGCCTTCCATCCAGGAAGAAAGGATTCTAGAACAGTCGCCAGCGTGGGATACTTCTCAAGTAGTTTCTGATCCTTAACAAGATCGAGAAGTTCTGCCTCAGTTGTGACTACACCCTGACAGATCTGCATCCAAATTTCTTCACGACGCCATTGCGCAACCGCTGCAGCACTACCTTCTGGTAGTAGAGTTAGAATGCGACGGAATTCCTGTGTAATGGTAGTATCGCCCATATTTTCTGGGAGACCCTCATCCTTAAAAGGAGTCTTACCTTCTGGTAGATTCCATGGACCCTGCTCGTAACCAACACCCCACGCGACAAATCGCATAAGAATAGAGTTGCCGACTGAGATTGCACGAACACGTGTAGAGAGTTCTTCGGTTGTTTTCGCTTCAACTGCCCAGTCAAGAGCCTCGTTGATCTGCCTAAATTTCTTTGGTACTGTTGCCATTTTCAATTTTCTTTCGTAGATTTGTGGTACTAAAATCGTGTCGGCGAGAATTATAGTAGATTTCCATCTGCAGATCGCTGCCTGTAAAATTCTTACCGAAATATTCCTGCCCAATAATGCGAACATCCCAATCATATGACTTTAGTATGTTCAGAAGATCTTCTTCGGTCGTGTATGGAATAATCTGATCGACATACTTACAACCTTCCAACTGAACCCACCGTTCGAACACTGACTGGACAGGTTTGTTCTTCTCTGGTCGGTCGATTGTGGGATCAGTTTGCAGTGCTACGACTAAACGATCACACTGTTCCTTTGCTTCCTGCAACATGAGAACATGACCTGCATGAAACAGATCAAAACAACTTGCGGTAATACCTATACGATTAGAACTCATCAACCAACTCAATCAATTGTGTCATACGATTCGCGATAAAATAATTCAAAAGACCAGAGCGATCGCCCTGTTTCTGCATCTCATAGTTATCTATAATACTTTCCTTGATCTCCTCAGGAATGCGCGACAGATCAACCAGTTCGCGGTTGCGCTGGAAATTGCGCCACATTTCATCATTGGTGATGAAGTCTTCGGGTTTCTGAGTTTTCCAAAGTGCAAGAGCATCCTTACGAATAGGACGCTGACGATCACCATTGACGAAGGTATCATCGCCCGACAGAATATTGGGAACACCATCGCCCTTATCGCCCATGATAATATGCTCCATTAGAACTGCTTCAGGAGTTTCCGCCAACTTAATAAACTTCTTCTGAACAGGAGCATACTGCTTAACGTTGCTCCACTTCTGCAACTGATTAAAGTCATGGTCGCCTGACAGAACAAGAAAGGGTTCAGCGCTGGGTATGAGACCATCGGTATTCATGGTCTGACTATACTCGGCGAGAACTGCGATGACATCATCTGCCTCTGCACCATCAACATCGATTACAGCATATGGAAAGTGTTCAGCAAGTTCAGCACGAACAAGATGCAGTGCTTCGAAGATAGAGTTCCAATCGAAACCACTATCGGCACGAGACTTTTTACGGTTTGCCTTGTAGTTCGGGAAATACTGACGACGCCAATAGTGACGGTTGTCACATGCAATAACCATTTCACCGAACTCAGGACCAAACTTCTTTCGGTATGACCGAAGTGCATTAATAATCATGTGCCGAACTAGAGGAACATTTACCTCAACGTCTCGACGACCTCCCAAATTTACCATTAGACTACTGATCGCAGTCTGGTTATAATCTACAACAATCACGTTTCATTCCCATCATTTAACGTTGTATCAAGCGCATTACGAATATCAGTTAACATAAGTGTTTCCGGAGTATCCATCCCACGTTGACGCAAGAACATGCCGTATACCAAAACAGAAACCACTGCTGCATCAGCATAGAAACTTTCATGGTGTGTAATACCAAACTTCTCAGTGCACACCTTGGTAATTCCTGCCATAACTGCTTTACCAGCACGTTCGGCATCTTGGTACGAACTATACTCATCAATCCCCTCTAGAAAGTACGAGAGAGATTCCTTGTCTGGATTTGGGTCTTCTGCTTTTTTCTTCGGATTAAGAAAAGTCACATTATCATTATCACTCATTAAAACACTTTCAAAATCAGAGTCGTAGGGGTAAGTCGTGCACGCACAGGAGCAGACTTACTTTTAACTGAAGAATACCATTTTGTCAAGCCATTTTTCGTAAGACCAGTAAATTCTTTTACTTGCGTCTCTGGTTTACGAAGCAACTTACAACTGGACATTGATTCTTCATATCCTACAAGTGATGCACCCTTAACAGTGATGCCCCCACCAACTGGACTGTAGTACTTATTCAACTTACGAGTCTTAGTATCGAACGTCCAAATTTCACTACAGTTTAACAGATTAATGGGATCGATGCTGGTAATTCCAAGAGTAGGATCTTCGGGTTGGAACTTGATGTTCCTGACCAGTTTGGTCATATCCTTTGGTTTCTTCTTACGAACCTTAGCAACCTGCTTGCTGACATAAGACTTCTTGAGTGAAGTAATGTAAGATTCGAGCAACTTGATGATGCTTTTGATTTTCGTCATACCTGTTAGGTGCGCATAACCTTCAAGCAACTGCAATTGCATGTCAGTCAGTTGACCCTTGGGCAAACGACGAACCTCAACCAATTCAGCAAACTCTGCAAGAATTGGTTCAATCTTTTCAACACACTCAAGATAGTGCTTATCTGCCATACGATATGGCATGAGGATCTGAGGAATGTTCTTTACATCTTCGCCGATAAGAAGATTCTCGATCTCATCATTGACATGAGAAGCGATATAGATGCTGGCGATTAGAGGTTTCTTGACAACCTTTTCGATGGGTGTTGCTGCAACAGCAACATCTTCATCATCGAGTTTGATGCGCTTGTTGACAGTTTCTTCTACCTTATCCCAGATACGAGACTTATCCCGTTCACTGAGAGGGAACCCACGCATAGCAATACGAGCAGAATTAGCATAAGTCCGAGGAAGCAATTTGTCAGGAATTTTACTGAGAGTCTTCAGTTTATCCTTATCTTCCTTGAACCAGTCAAAGAGAAAGGCACGACAATCTTTCTGGTCAACAATAAAGTTATACCAATTCAATGCATTACCATATTCTGACTGATAGTTCGTGGGTTCATACTCTGTAGACCAGATTGGTTCTACACCCATCATCTTAGAATCAGCAATAGGAACTTTCAGTTTATACATCTGGTCACCTCATTCAATTTATAAATTACTATACCCCGTTTCCGTGGAAAAGTCAAGCTATAAATTTCACATTCGTAATTGAGTCATACCTGAACGAACGCCATCCTGCGTTTTCGGTATCCCAGACAGGCAGAGCATCAGGGTTCGATACCTTACCTTCAGCGGCACTAGTAGTTTTCTTTGGCAATACAGTTTCCTGCAGAGTGCATCGAATAACTCGAACATCCCCATTGCGTTTTGTGAACGTCACTTCAGCGTCCATCTTCTTCAGGTTCTTTACGAGCATTTCACGGTCGATTTCCATAATCACATTCTCCTAATATTGGTTTTATCAATTTCAACTTTACCATCTCTCCAAGATTTTCTGGGAGGATCTGGTGCGGGTATATCGTGGGTAGACATATGTTTTTCCATAGTGAAAAAATCTGTTGGGTTTTCTACCACCACTTCAGTTTTCTTCTTTGTTGGTTTTACCTTTGGTTTACTAACAGGTGGAGTTGATTCTACCACATCAACCACATCATATTCTACTATACCCGTTTCTTCTTTCTTTGTCAAGCCTAAAATTGAAATATTTGCAGCGACGACCAAAAGAATTGCCAGAGGATCGAACACAAAGATAAGAGTTATGATCATCATGCGCACTGCTTTGTCGACAGTAGCATTATCGCCACTCCCGTAGAACAGTTCTGCGATATATTTGATCGGACCTACTTCTGCTTCGAGTTTAAGATTTTCAGTTTTGAGCGGAATGAGATCAGTCTCAATAGTCTCAATGTTTGTAACCGCCTGTTCAATTTCTTTATTAAGGGACGCTCGTTCCCTTTTCTGTCTGTTTCGAATGAAGTTAGCATCAAGGACATCCTCCGCAGTAGTGAGTCTGTCCAAAGTGTCCAAAGATGTTTGCGCATTCTTCAGTCTCCTCTCTGCTGATTGTTTTTTGCTCTCGAGTTGTTCAATCTTCAGTTGTGCCGAACCACCTACCGTGGTGTGCTCAATGTGCGCTCGACTTAGATAACCAAACACACCCATACTTGTGATGAAAGACAATACCACGATTGCGATCACAAAGTAAGACTTCAATAATTTGTTGGCAGTGGACCAATTTCGATACACCCAACTAGCAGTTATGAGTTTGGCAAATTCTAGTGACCCACCCATTGCTGCAACAGCAATGGGAGATGCTGGGAAAATCGCCATCAACCCAAGAATTGAAAAGTAACCAGCAACCGACGTAATCGCCAGTGCTGCCAGTATTAATAGTGCTATGAAAAGCATCCAGGTCTCCATTCAGGAAGTTGTAACGTTTTCAAATGAGACAGTCGTAAGCGAACGTTCCACATATCATTTATGCATCGTTCGTCGAATCGATACTCCCACTGTAGCAGGTGTTCAACTGCCTTGGCATGCGCTTTGCTGGCATACTCCGCGACAACTTCCTTACGCATCTCACCCAAATAATTGGTCACATAAGTGGAACTGCCGAAATATTTTTCGAACAGTTTCTCTGTCTTACATGAATATCCAATATAAAATTTGCCGTCGTCGAAGTAAGTGCAATATACTCTATGCACCTTCTTCGGCAACGGCAGTTTTCTCGGTTTCTTAACTATCATAAATGTCTACTCCGCAGTAGACTATTTATTCGCCTTCATGATCCGTGTCGAAATCATATTCTTCTTGCTCAATACCCTCTCCACAGAAAGGGCAGTGTAATACTCTATAATATTTGTGATCCATATCATGATCTACAAAGAATAGAGCATTGCAACTGGTGCATTCGTATTCTTCATTATCCATTTAAATATCTTCTGTTACAATCTCAGTAGTGATGTTATTGTTTTCACAATATTGAGTATATTCAGGAGCGAGATTTGTTTTGACGTCCGCCGCCCACTCGTCATGGATTTGTTGATCAGTAAATGTAAGAGTTACAATATTTTTGTATCCCTGTGCAGCAAAATATGCATTTTGTTCGATTTTATCACTATTTTCTGTTATAAAATTTGTATGTGCGGATGATCCCGACTCATTTAGTACTTGCCAATACCATGGAGTATCTAGATCTTCTCTTGTATATGTAATTGTTACTTTCTTAGCCATGTTAGTGCCTTTCTCGGTTAAATTTTATGCTGCTACGCCCCAGACATCATCCCATTTACCTGATAGCGCACCCTTAGCATAGTCGGTGGCACGATTTTCAAAGAAGTTAGTATGTGTCGGAGCATTGATCATTTCCTCAACCCACGGCAGAGGATTCTTCTTGACCTTAAAGATACCCTTGAGTCCAAGACTAATCAGTCGACGATCGCAGATATAGCGGATATACTTCTTAACATCAGCAGATGTAAGATCTTGCATCTCACCCATCTCGAATGAGAGATCAATAAACTTGTCTTCTAGTTCCACCATCTTCTCTGCGATAGTGTAGATCTGTCCCTTTAGTTCATCATTCCAGAGTTCTCTTTTTCTTCAACATATGTGCGGAACAGTTTAATCATCGACTCGGCATGCATCGTTTCATCAACGATTGACCAAGTAACGATCTGACCCATTCCCTTCATTTTTCCGTGACGAGGGAAGTTGAGGAGCATAATGAAGGATGAGAACAATTGCATACCTTCAGTGAACGCACTAAACGCTGCGATATTGGTCGCGACTGATTCAGGTGTGCCATTTGTGTTCGACAAATCCATAAAGTAGTCGTGCTTTGCTCGCATTGAGTCGTATTCAAGGAATTCCTGATACGTTGTTTCTGGCATACCAAGAGTTTCAATGAGGTGAGAATACGCTGCAACATGTAATGCCTCCCGTGCCGCAAATCCCATCAACATCATACGAACTTCAGGTTGTGGGAAATATGGCAGATAGTTCTTAACATAACCACCAGCAACATCGATATCGCCTTGGGTAAAGAAACGAAAAATGTTTGTTAAGAAAAGTCTTTCATTATCAGTTAGACGTTTCTTCCAGTCATTGACATCTTCTACCATCGGTACTTCGGTGTGTAACCAGTGTGACTGTTCGTGCTTCAACCATGCGTCGTATGCCCATGGATAGTTAAACGGTTTGAAATACGATCTTTCACTCATTAATGTCATGGATTTCCCTGACCCCTATACTTCTTAAAATTTTGCTTTTTGCGCTTATTCATTGTGCTTGTTTTAATTTTACCATTACCAATACTAGTACCTTTCTTATAGGTATTATTGATAGTGTTTTTTATTGTCCCGTTGGACTTTGAACCTTTTGCCATTAATTACTCCCCGCCCATTTGATTAGATCATCATAACCACCGACGTGATGTCCATTAATCCAAATTTGCGGAACTGTTGTTATCCCAGGAACTGCGGCAACTACATCTTCCCATAATACATCTTCACCCACCACGCTTTCAACATACTGAATTTCCATACCAGTCATAAATTCTTTTGCCAGTACACAATACGGGCAATCTGGTTTGGTATAAATTTCTGCAAAAAACTGTGACATGTTTTACCCCTCGCACGCAACACAAGTGTCGCCTTCAATCATTGCCTTGAAGTCGATCTCCTTGATCACTTCTCGTTCAATGCGCTTTGATACCTTATCTGCCTTACCGATCTTTTCAGAACGACAGTAATACATCGTCTTCAAACCCTGCTTCCATGCAAGATAGTGAACAGCATGAAGATACTTGATATTTGCATCAGGACGGAAGAATACATTGAGGGACTGTGCCTGATCAATAAACTTCTGTCTGTCTGCTGCATGCTCAATAACCCAACGCTGGTCAATTTCCATGGAGGTCTTATAGACTTCCTTAGTAATATCGTCCATCCAAGTAAGATGCTGCACCGAACCATCGTTGGCGATAATCGAGGACCAAACCTCATCATACCAACCAGAAGGTCTGCCCATTGCTGCTTCTTCTAGAATAATCGCATCAAGATATTTATTCTTATTTAAAAATGAACCTGATAGAGTATCCTGACGATACGCATTTGCTCGCCACGGTTCAATCGACGGACTGGTATTGCCCATAATAATTGACGAAGATGCATTCGGAGCAATTGCCTGCATATGGGAGAAACGTCGACCAGTGCCAACAGCATCAGGTGCCTCACCACGTTCTGTCCCGAGTTCTAGATTAGCAGTATCGAGACGAGTTTTGATGTGCTTAAACACTCGCATATTAATACCCTTGGCAACTGCTGACTCCCACGCAACACCCTTGCGCTGAAGATAAGCATGGAAACCAAGCGCACCAATACCAATAGACCGTTCACGCTTTGCTGAATAGATCGCACGAGCAACCTGCTTAGGAGCATTGTCAATGAAGTATTGAAGAACGTTGTCTAGCATCTCTGCCATGTCCTTGAGGAACAACGGATCTTTTGACCAAGAATCATAGTATTCTAGATTGACTGACGAGAGACAGCAAACAGCAGTGCGCTTCCTATCCGTCGGAAGAATAATTTCCGAGCAGAGGTTCGACTGATTAATTCTCAGACCAAGATCCTTCTGGAACTGTGGTAATGCACGATTGCTCGCATCAATAAAGTGCAGGTAAGGTTCACCTGTCATCATGCGCAGTTCTAGAATTTTCTGCCAGAGATCTTTCGCTGAAACTGTATCGCGGATTTCACCTGACTTCGGATCAGTAAGATCCCAACTGTCATCAGCATCCTTATCGGTCATACAACGCTCGACGATTTCCATAAATGCATCCGAGATGTTAACCCCATGGTGCAGGTTCAGTGCACGCATGTTGGGATCACCAGTCGGTTTGCGCATTTCTAGAAATAACCCAATGTCAGGGTGAGAAATATCCAGATAAGCAGCATAAGAACCACGACGAGTGCGACCTTGACGGTAAGCCATACTAGAAGCATCATAAGTGCGAAGGTGAGGCATAACACCAGTAGACTTATCATCTGCGGCGCGAATGCCAAAACCAATACCAACGCCGCCACCAAGCATAGACAACCAGTTAGTTTCTGAAAGATTTTCAACTAGACCCTCCGCAGTATCATCAATGAAGTTTAGGAAACAACTGATTGGCATACCACGCTTTGACCGACCAAACGAGAGGATCGGAGTCGCGTATGACAACCAGTGCTTTGATGCATATTCGTATAGACGCTGCGCATGTGCAGGATTAGAACCGAACGTCTTTGAAACAAAAGCGAATCGATGTTGCGGAGACGTTTCGTCGTCCTTCATGTATGATTCTTGAAGTCGCTGAATACCTAGTTTGTCAAACAGGGAGTCCCGTGATAAGTCAATCTCAATATCCAGATAATTCTCTCTTGCCATTTATAGTCCCTGTTCCTTCAACACTTTTTCGATGTCTGGTTTGAAATATGATTCTGGTTTAAGAATCTTACCATCCTCACGCTTTTTAATCTTACCATTATCAGAAACCTTACTCATGTTAGAAGCACGAACTTCTTTCCACACCTCTTCAAAGTTGATACCAAGAGTTGCAAACAATCCTTGAACAACCCAAACTAGGTCGGCACCACCGTCAGCAATGTCTCCAATATGACGACGAAGAAAACCATCGCAAAGTTCGCGGTATTCTTCATCGATCAGATTAATATATAGGTTTGCTTGCGCCATATTATCATCATTTAGATGCGGAGTTGTGCCCACATATTGATCTGCTGCAATCATAAATTCGGTAACGTCTTTTTGGTTATTCATAATATTTTCTTTCTTTGTCAATGCCCAAGATCCATCATGTTGATCGGACCAAATTAGTTCTGTGTTTTCATCCCAGTGAAGGGTCTTCAATAGATCGTGCGGAAGCTCTATATATAATTCACCATCATCATTTTCCTTAACTATAACTGTTGTCATATTACCAATGCCGTATCGTGTTGGTAATAATTACAAAACACGTAACGATGTGTATCACAACCCAAAATGTTTTGAGAAACAACGCAACACGTGCTTCTTGTATTGTAAGAATAGGAACATCAGGTCTATCTTCGTCTGTTGAACCCATAAGATGACCAGTTGCTCGAGACCATATTTTTTCTAGACTATTCATGGTAACATTTCTATTCTATAAGGTGCTTCGTCTTTCCACCACGGATCTTCCGTAAGATCTTCTACGACTTCGAGTGCTTCTTCTTCAGACTCAACATCTGCAACAACAATATCATCTTTATTATATACTAACCAATTAATCACGGAAGTTTCCTTTCAAACTCTGCCCACGCTGTCATGTCATCTAGTGCCTTGATTACATCGGGGAAGTGTTGACCGATTATTGTCCAGCACTGTTCTGCTACGATACGGTGTTCTTTCTGCGTCGCTTTATCCATACGCAACTGGCAGTAGTGAACCCACGAACGCAGCGAACCTGCCATGATGATAGTTGATTCGGTATTACCTTCAGGCAGAACAGCACGTGCCTGCTCCTTTGCGATACCGTTTTCAATCGCCCACTCATAAGCATCTAAGGCAGCATCAGTAGCAGTTACCTGTCTCATTGCCCATTCTTCGGCCAATGCGTTGTCGTCGGATCCCAATTCCACCGAGTTTTGTCGGTTATTGGTATCCTGTAGTCGTGCTTCTCTAATGACGAATCCAAGGTCTGTAGTCGGGTCTGCATATCTCTGTGAAAATTCTTGGAACGAAAAGGATCGATGGCGAAGAATTTGCCTAGCGATGTCACGAGTTGTTTTAATTTCCATTGATACATGTACCATCTCCAGTGGTGACCAGTGTTGGTTCTTAATAAGATACTGAACCAGTTTAGGTGCTGTTGCGGTGCTGTTCTGGTTTGACGGATTAGATACTCTTGCTGCCCATGCAACCAGTTCATTGGCAGTACTACATTCTGTATACGCACTTGGTTTTGTAAGTCCGATCAGATTTACTTCGCTCATTCAACTCTCCATGATGTTGTATTCAATTTAATATTAGTGGGCCAATCGCCTTCAGTATAAGATTTATCATGAAATCTCAACTCGTTTGTAGGCATAATACAAAGTCTGCCGTTGTCTAGTTCTATAAACATAAACTCCTTAGACTGCGAAGGATGCATACTGTAACCATCGTTCATAGGAATGGCAGTAAACAGATAGCGACCAAACTCCCCAGTACTACGAATCTCTGCTCGCTGACTGTTCAGATAATCATAACGAATAACTGAGAACTGATCACCATAACAATCCCATACCTGTGTATCTTCAAGAGTCCACGCTGGTTCTGGGTCTACAGAAAATGCTAGAGCATGCGGAGGAACACCACGGTAGACTGCACCACATTCAAGCATGATATGACACCCCCATGAGTGTCCAGGTTTTGAATGCAATGCAAACCAAACACAGGGTTCAAAGGTATATGGTTCTACACCCTTACGAATGAACGATGAGTCTACCCAGCAGTAGATATGATGTGGAAGATTTCCCGACCCAGTGTATAGCATTACTCAACCTCAAATTCTTTGACTTTTTGGAACTGTGCCCTACTAACATATCCAACACCCAGAAGATGATCTACACGATTAGATGCATCGGCATAATCGATATACGTACCATCATCGAACCACCACCAGCGGTCAAGACCAAGGAACCAGCGAGGTTCGCGGCGATACTCTACTAACCACTTACCGTCTGTGCGATGAATACGCAACTTTGTGATTCGAAAATGAGCGAGTTCTACGCCATATTCATTAGCGACAAGTTCGCTCATACTTTCCTCCACATCATATACTTTGCCTTTGCTGATAGTCCTTGAAACGTATTATCATTTATAATACTCTGGATTTCACCAGAAGTCAATCCATTTTCAATCATTTCATTAATATCTTTTCC